AAAAAAATATTTAGGCAATTATATTACAAATAATATCTTAATATGAGATGAATATATAAACTAACTTAAGTTTTATATACATTCGCGAATGAATACATTTAATGATTCAGAAATACTGAAGAACGCTCTAGTAGGTGTAGAGTTTGAGTTCTTCTCTAATTTACCTATTGAAGAAACCAGCAAACAGTTGGCCAAACTTCTAGACAAAAAAATTAGAGTAGAAACAAAAGCACACTCTGACTTTGAGGTCACGGCAGATGAATTTAAGATCGAACCAGATATGTCTGGTGGTGCAGGTCTTATGGAATTAGTTACAGGTGCACAACCATATTATAGTGCAAGGCTAATGATTATTAAAGTTTGTCAGTGGATTCAAGAAAATGGTTATACAAATGATAGAGCATCAATCCACTTAAATCTTTCATTCGACAAAGACAAAATCGGTGATAAGTACCGTATTTCTAAAATGAACGTTCTTAAATTCATTTTAGATTTTAAAGAAGATCAGGTTTATAAGCTATTTCCACAAAGAGAAGGATCTGCTTATGCAAAGTCTATTAAGTTTATTTTACCAAATAAAGATACTTATTTCTTTGATGGTAAAACAATTAATGAAAAGAACTTTATGTACCCTGATTCTAAGTATTATGGCATTAACTTTGAGAAGCGCCATAAAAATTACCTAGAGTTTAGATATCTAGGTGGTAAAGATTGGGAAAAGAAAACAACTACAATCTTACACATGCTAGATCAGTTTTTAGTTCAATTATGGAAATCAACTGAATCTACACAATTTACACAGCTTAATGCAATTGAGCTTAAAAGAATTCTTGCAGATAATCAAAGAATTATTGATTCAAGACAAGACTGGAGAAATATCTCTAAAGGTTGGAAAGACATTCAATTTACAGTTGATTTAAAAGACGATCCAAGGATTATTGATATTTACTGGGCAAACGTTAGAGAACAAGTAATGAAGTTGTTTACGCATGGCCAAATAACTAAAGGCCATATTAACTATGATTCAGATACTGGTAAAGTTCAGGTTAACGATGGTTCATTAATGTACTGTGTAGATCTTATTGGTTATGATTTTGTAAATTGCTCTGTTAGGGGTGAATTTACATATTGTGACTTCTTTAGATGTGATGTAAATGGCTCAGACATTAATGAATGTAATTTTTATAGGTCTTGTCAGATTAATTCATCTAAAGTTAAAAGCTCTTATGTACACGAAAGCTGTCACTTAAGAGATTGTTATATTTATGGGGACGGTATTTTAAAAGGTAACATGAAAGGTGGAATCTTTAGAGAAGGTCGCTACGATAAAAGAAAGGCACAATTCGACGATAATGTTGAAAAAGTGTTATACAAAGAAGTTTAAAAAATAAAATATAAAGATGAGCAATATTTTTGTAGGTAATGATGATTGGGCACAAGATCCTCAATTTAGTTCAGAGTGTCTTAACGAATTTGTGACGGAATTAGCTGATGATGTTACAGGTTCTTGTATGATTCCAATGAACTTACCAAAGAAAGAAGTTTTAAATATTATTAAAAGAGCTAAGAAATGGTTCTATAAGAATTACGAGTATGCAATGAAAGAATCGTTCGCTGTTTTACCAGCGGCTATGTTTGATACTGCATATTTTAAAGCTAACAGATCATTTACACTTCCAGGGATGGATCCAGTTACAGGTGGTAACGAGATTTACTCTGTTTACGGTGTTTTTGAAACTGGTTCAAGATGGGGCGCAACAAATGATATTAACTTTACACAAGGTGATTTCTCTTACGAAAGAATATTAATGAATAACATGTATTCGGGTACACATACAGCGGCAGCTGCAGAAAACCTACAAATGTATGTTGTACAAGAAAAGTTTTATGATCTAGCTCGTCAGATCATTCAAAATCCAATCAGCTACCACTACAATCAGTTAACACATGAATTAAAGTTTACTGGTGAAACACCTAAGAAAGACATTGTCTTAGAAATTTACGAGACAGTTCCAGAATGTGCATTATTCCAGGATGAAGCATTCTTTAGATACTGTTCAGCTAAGATCAAAGTTTCTTTAGGTCAGAAGCTTTCAATATTCGGTTATAATTTACCAGGTAACATTCAAATTAATCCAGATGCCGTACAGGGTATGGGTGAATCTGAATTAGAAGCTGTAATTGAAGAAATTAAATCTGATGAAGGCACAGACTGGATGATGCATTCATAAGTAAATATATAGTTATATGGAATTTTACGTAAGATCTTTAGTAGACCCTAATTTTAAGCCATCTAAGCTCCAGCAAGATGATGATATCTCTATGTTGTTAACACAGCTAGAGACTATTTTGTTTACAACAAAGGGTTCTGTTTTAGGCAACCCTGATTTTGGTTGTAACCTAGAAGATTACGTATATGAATTAAGATATAATGATTATCTATTAAAAAATGCAATAGATCGTCAAATTAAAAGATATGTACCGCTATCTAGAAAATATCCAGTTTCTGTTAACATTGAAACAGCGGATGAGGTTGATAGACATATTATATTTGTTGACATTACAGTTGATTCTAAATATCAATTAGGTGTTTACGTATAAAAATTAAAATAAAACAATGGCCGAATTTAAATTTTTATCTGCTACAAGAGTTAAAGCTAATGAGATGTTAGACGACACTAGGTCGTACATTGCTCGTTTATATGGCAGAACAAGTGAATTATTTACAACTGCATCGCCGTTTTCACAGATCTTAGAAGTTCTTTCTGAAATTACAAAGATGATCTTCTATTATATTGAAAACGCTACAGTTGAACAAAACATTTTAACAGCTCAACAACCTGAGTCTATTTATGGTTTATCTAGACTTGCAGGGCATGATGCATTTAGAGGTTCATCTGCAAATGGTGAAATTAAACTAAGACTAAATGTAACTGCATTTAATGAAATCGGTGGTGATTCAATTTCTTTTCCAAGAAACACGGTAATTAAGTCAAATACTAACGGCCTAGAATATATCTTAAGAACTAACAATGAATTATTTAGAATCGAAAAGTCAAATGCAGAATACATTTATATCCCTGTAGTACAGGGTAAGTTAGAATCACAAACAGTTACAGGTACTGGAGAGGCTTTACAGTCATTTAATATTCAAATTAAAGGTATGACTGATCATAATCATGTTAGAGTTTATGTAAACAGTGAATTATGGACTAAGTATGATTCTTTATATGATATGAAAGCAGATACTAAAGGTTATTTAGTTAAGACAGGTATTTCTGGTGGATTAGATGTTTATTTTGGTAATGATTCGTTTGGTATGGTTCCACGATCTGGGGCTTCAATCGAAATTGAATACTTATTGCACGAAGGTGCTTTAGGTAATTTAACAGGTTCTAAAGATTTAACATTCTTATTCCAAACTTTAGGATTTGATCCGCTAGGATCTGAATATGACTTAAATGAATTACTAGAAGCATCATTTACAGTTGCGCCAAGAATGGGTGCTAATCCAGAGTCAACTGAGTTAACTAAGCTTATTGCACCATTACAATCACATTCATTCGTATTAGCTACACCGAACAACTATGAGCACTTCCTTTCAAGATACGGTATGTTCTCATATTTAGATGCTTATAACACAACAGATGATGGTTATATTGATGATGATAATGTGATTTACTTATTCATGTTACCAGATGCAAAAAGAAAATTAACTAATAATAAAGATTATTTTAATTTAGAATTAGATGAGTTCTTTTTCTCTAACGAAGAAAAATTAGGTATCTTATCTTTATTAGAAAATTCAGGCCAACAAATGGTAACTACTGAAGTTAAAATAGTTGATCCACAGGTTCAATATTTTAGAATGGATGTGAAGGTTAGATATTTTGAAGGTTATAGCAAACAAACATTATACTCTGAAATTAGAGCAAGGATTTCAGAATATTTAATGAATATTACAAGAAGAGACCGTTTACCTAAATCAGATATCATCGCTCTTTTAGAAGCTATTGAGGGTATTGATTCTGTAAACGTAAGGTTTGTATCTAAAGTAGAAGAAGATGCTCGTAGAAACGGTTATTACATATCTAAAACTGTTACAGTAACTCCATCAACACCGGTTCTTGAAGACATTGGCAACGGCAAGCAAAAATATGTATTCTTTAAAAGAAACATAACTGAGAGAAAAGTTAACTTTGAACCGGGTGCTGCACTTCCTGAAAATGTAATCAATCTAGATTCGTTCGGTGATATTATTTTAGAGCGTGAAGAAGTTGCATTATTTAGAGGTGGCTGGCATGATAGAGATAATGCTGAAGTTTTAGATGATGCTAAATTAGGTGAAATGGCTGCACTTTCAATTTACTTTGATGAACCTGCAGTTCCTAACACAGTATTCACAAAAATTCAAGCTAAAAATAGAAAAGCGCTATAATGGCAAACTTAAAGAATTTATTTAAGTCAAGACAGGTTAGACTATATGATGTAAAACGTCAAGCTGTAGATGACCGCAAAAATGAGGGCAATAAATATCGTGAGAATGTTTTACGTAATTCAATCTCACCATATATTTACAGAAACCCACAGATGAATGACTTTGTAATTATGGTGCAACATGTGCTAGCAGATCTTATTGATTCTGTTGCATTTTTAAAAAAGTATAAATCATATACTACTAGAAAGGACGATACAAGAACTAAATAATGGCATACGATAACTTAAGATTTTTTGATAGTGATTCGAACCAATTAAACTTTGAGTTCAATAATGACCTAGGTTATTACCAAGGTAATATCTATTTACCTATAGTATCTACTGGTTTATATGAAACTTCTACAATTTATATTTTAGAAGAAACTCAAGGTGATTTAGGTCAACCATTATTTGTAACCCCTGTTTCAGAAACTCAAGGCATTACTAAAATGAAATTTGAATTTCAGGGTGGTTACGGTACTTCTGAAGATATTTACTTATATAGCTCTGAATTATTAGCGGGTATTCCGCATGTTACTATTGATAAATTTCAAGAAAAAACATTATTAGATAATTCATATCAAACAGGTACGACACAAGACGGTTTAAAAATTGTTACTAATGATGCAAAGGCAATTCCGTTAGATTGTAAAATAACTTTAAATTCTGAGGTTGAAGGTTTTCACGTTAGAACATTAATCATTTCAATTAATAATACTAAAATTGCAGAAGTTAAAGTATATGGCGAGGTTGAAGGTGAAGATGAAAGACTAACAGTTCTTTTAGAAAACATGGGCATGAATCTAGATGCTATTGATTATTTTATCTTTAAAGAATCAAACATTCAAGAAGCAGGCACTGACTTTATCTTATTAAACCAAAAGCGTAAAGAATTATTATTACAAGCAGCAGAGATTAAACCGTTTATCGGTACATATAAAGCATTACTACATGCTATTGATTTCTTTGGTTATAACAATGTTACATTAAAAGAATACTGGTTAAATATTAACGAGCAATCTGAAAACTTTGGTAAATTAACAGCAATTGCAGTTCCTAATCAATTAGAAACAGGATTCTTAGCAAATAAAAACAGAAAATTAGAGTTACCTAATTCTAATCAAAAAAAGACTTCTAGGTTCTCATTAGTTTATAGAATCAATAATCCAGATGGCGGTGTTGATCAATGGGATATTCCAACAGTTGAAGAAGCATTTGATTTTTCACCAGATGAAGTCTTAATTAAATTATATGGTTTAAAGAGAAAGTTACAGAAAAACTTCTTACCGTTACAAGCTAAGATTGTAGATATTACGGGTGAAGGTGATTATTTCTCACAATTTAACCAAAACGTTTGGAACAACCAACATGCTATCAAGAGCCAAGATGCTGGTAGGGAGTTTGAATCGGTTAAAGTTCCAGCGGATAGAACAATATACATTGAAGATCTAAGACAGGTTGATTACAGATTAACTGGATTTGGTCAAGATTTCGAAGCGCTTACAAAACAAACTAGATCAGAATTAGCAGATTCTATTGAAGCATTCTATACTACATACTACGACAAAGACTTAAGTACATTCAACACATTAGCCGGTATTCCTATTGGCGCTCCAGTAGTATTAAAGGTAGATGGTTTAGATGATAACTGGGATGCTGCTCAATTTACATGGATGGATGCCGAAGATACTGGTAATCACATGTTAACTTGGGAAAACTGGTGGCATAGAGGTGTTTATGAAATTGAATGGGTAATTAGAGGTAAAGACTATACAGACTCATTCAGAGGACCTGTGGATGATTACAATAGATTCCCGGTTGTTATACCTAGAACGGGTTTATATACTGTTGAGGCTAATTTATATGACTTATACAATGTAAAGAGTGCATTGATTAAAAAAGAATGGTTAGACATTAGAAGTAAAAATATCGAGATCTACGGTTTAACACAGGTTGCTCCTAAAGAATTATCATGGGCAGACTACAAGTTTGCATGGGGCAAATCAGGTTCAGATTGGCAATGGTCTAGAGAAAACTTACAACCCGTTGGAGACGTAATCGGCACATATTATCTAACGATGGATCGTGCTAACTATGTAAATGATGATCAAGATGGTGCTGAGTTCTCTACAGTTCGCAGATTCTTAGATACTACTAAACCGTCAGGTTTTAACGAGACTGCAGGTCCATACCAATGGGGTCAATTAAATAACCATAAATGGGAAGATGGTCCTGAGTTATCTTGGTATATGACTAGGGTTGGTAGTGATGTTAATTCATCTTTTAAAATGGATTTATTAGTTTCTAATAGTCACCAAAATGGTTTTGAATTAATAATCACACAACAGCAGGGTAATGCTATTATTACAGATGAGTATACTATTACATCTGCGTATCCTGTTGATTCATTTGATCTAGCTGCATGGGATGCGATTGCAGATGAGTTAAATAATTTAGATCCGGTACAATATCCTATCTTGTCTAAGTTTAACTACAACCCATTATTTGTAGATTCTGACAACGACCCAAATACTGGAACAGGGCCGCAGGGCACTGATGAATGTTTCCATATTCTAGCAGTTGCTGAAGAGCCTTCTAGAAATTATGATTACATTCAAGTTGGTTTTGCAAATCCTCTAGGCGGTACAATTTCTAATGAAATTCACTTTACCAGCTATAACCCATCTTTCGAAGATACATATATAATTAGAGAACTTGAAAACCTTCACAAGTTAAACCACCTTACACTTTCGTACGATAACACGAATATGCCAGGTGTGATTTCACATAAATGGAGGTTAATAAATAATACTCTAGAAAAAGAGGATATATATTATGATAATAAGTGGATGACCTACTTATTTAAAGACAAAGGATATTACACTGTTGAGTTAGAATTGACTGACTTAAATGGTAATAAGAATATAACAAAGAAAAACATAGTAAACATTATTTAAAATGGCAAGTATCACAACACTTTTAGCAACAGATAGCTTAGCATCTTCTAGAATTGTCTTAAATGATAACTTCTCTGCATTAAACGACGAATTATCAGATGTAGTTTCATTATTAGACCCAGTTGCTCAAACATTAAGCTTAACAGGCAATATTTCAGCTGCTGGTCTTACATTAGCAACAGGCGGTTCTAACTTATTTACAGTTAGTGCTTCTGAAGTTGTTTCTGCTGTACAATTAACTGCTGAAGATGTAGTTGTTTTAGAGCACGGTTTAAGACATTCAGTTTCTAATGCGGTTACTCAAATGCCAGCTGCAAATGCTTACGCATCTACAACTTATATTTTAGATGCATCTGCTTTAGCTGGTGTAAACGCTGTAAATGCCGGTGACTCTGGTCAAGAAGTTACATTTATCGCTAATGGCGGTACAGTTACTTTAGACCCAGCAAACATCGCAGGCGCTAACTCAGTTGCAATTTCAGATAACGGTACATTAACATTGAGATTCTATAATAACTTATGGTATATTATCTCTGAATGGAATTGTACTATTTCTTAAAATAAACTATAATTTAAATGGCTACACCATTAATTAGAATACCTCAAGAACAGGGTGGTACGCTTTATGCATTTTCTAGCGCTGCTAGAGATTTGACTAGAGCATATTACAACCCTGATCTAGTATTTGAATATTCCAAATTCGCACTATTAGACATTCCAGTGGTAGGAACACCATCTGGTACACAAAACTATATTCAGTTTAACAATCTTTTTGAAGGCGGGCCAGTTGGAAACGGTGGTGTTGCTCCAAATTACGACGATACTGCAAATAACGGTAACGCTAATGTTCATTTTGCACAAACATTTCAGAACTACGCGTTAAACTTTGAAAACTTTATTTTAAATGATGATGATTATGATGAGTCGTTATTATCTTCTGATTCTGAAAAGATTTTCTTTAAGTGGTTAAATCACTTAGGAGCATTTAGAGTTAGAACTGCAACTACACAAGAAGTTGTAGCCGGTAATGCAAGATTAATTGAAGAAAACGATTCAACACAATCAGGTTCAGAATATTCAAAGGTTATTAAGTACATTGGTGATATCGATGTATCTAATGACAAAAACTATCAAGGTAATACATACAACGAAGTTTTCGTTAACGTACCTTCTTCAGTTGGTTATACTCCTGAAGTTTTACTTAAGGCTTCAGATTGGAATACAACTGCAACAGAATATCAGCCAACTTCTCAGATTAACGGCAGAGCTGGTCAAATTCACCCAGATTCAAACTTAAATATTGATTCAGTTGCAGATAACCAAGACGGTACAATTACACTTGATGCAAATCAATCATATTCATACGGAATCGAATGGGATCCTAATGTATATGCTAAGATTACAAACGATAGAAAATTAAACAACCACCTTGAGTTCTCTCAAAGAGGTGGTGACTTTAGGTTTAATGCAATTCTTGTTTACTACGATATGTACTCTAAGTCAAACGCGGTTAACAAGGCAACAAACCTATATGGTATTATTATTTTAGATAACTGGAAATACGATACAGCTTCTACAGGTTGGTACATTCCAGAAATGACTAAATATAAACCAAATGATGTAACTGGTTTAAATGGTAATGCATTCGCTCTTAAATTAAACGTTAAGTTTAATTCTTCTTTAGATAATGTTGGTATTGAAAAGAACATTAATGACTTTACAACATTCTCGATGGACATTTTCTTTGACACTACGTCTACATTAGAAAATGCAGCTAGAATATTAGCAGATGCAAATCATAAGCATAATCAGATTACAAGTAGATTAGATAATCTTGAGCAGATCTTCTTAACATCTGTTCAGGAAGAAAACTTTGCTAACAGACTTTCAACTGTTGAAAAATCATTAGAAGATGCTGCGTTAAACTTTAACGACTCTTCTTCTATTTTAAGACTAATCTCTTCTACGAATAATAGATTAAATAAAGTAATCGCTGGTGAAATTCCATCAGAGGTTCAATATAATACAGATGTGATTGCAGGCGGCAAGGGTATTTTTGTTGACAAGTCAAACAAGTCTAAGATCAAAATTCAAAACACTAACTGGGGTTACCACCTAAATGAGCCGTTTATTTACGACTTCCAAACAGGTAATCTATTAGATAAGATTACAGCTAGCTCGACTTATAATCCTGCATTGGCTAATACTTTAGGTGTTTGGTCTAGAATCAAGTCATACGATAACTTGGTAAGATTATACTTAGACAATACTCAAGACCTATCTGGAGATCTAAATATATACTTAGATGATAGTACAGAAGGTTTAAAGGTTGGTCAGGTAATTAAGATTACTTTTAGAACGGCATTTAAGAGCTTAAATAACAAGTCAATCAACATTTATTCTGATAAGAAAAATGGTTGGGTATTAAAGGCTTCTATTTCAGCTGCTGATTTATTAAGTAATAAACCATACATTGAACTAATCTGTGTAGATGAAATAAACAAGGTATTTGAACTTGACATTATAAGATAATAAACATGGGTGCACAAAATTCAATTTCACAATTATTAGAGCAGTTTCTAGAGTTAAATACAAATTCTTTAGAAACTTTTAACCGTATTAATGAGGCTATTGCTACGGATAAAGAAACTGTGACTCTAGATTTGTATGACCCAAATACAAATGAGTTAAAGTCTATTCAAATTCCTTCTTTCGGTTACTTAAAAAGAGAAATTGAAAGATTAGATACAAACGTTAAATCAATTACTACAGTTGATGGTAATGGAGCGAACGTAAGGCTAAAAGACGGTACATTTAGACAAGTATTCACTTCTAGATTAAAAGGTCCTTCAGCGCCAATTACGTCGTTAGCAGCACCGACACAATTTAATACTAAGTTAAATGAGTTCTTCGAAGATTTCTTAAACCCATTATTAACAGTTAAATTAGATGTTTCGGGTCAAATTCCAGTTGAAACTGAAAGAGTTTATATCGAAAGATTCATTTTTGATAATGAAGATGCTGCTACGGTTGAACAATTTAACGATAGATTTAAAGGTGCTAGTGAAATTAACTACGATGCGTTCAAAGCATTTGCAACTGACAATGACCTAGCATATTTCACAGATGCACAAACTGTTGAAATGCCAGTAAGAACTATGCAGTTCTATGGCGGTTTAGATGTTGTTGCTATTAACAATGTTCAAAAATCACAAATTGTTGACGGTGTTACACAGACTAAAACAGTTAAATTATTTACACTTAATAAACTAACTTATTCAGATGCTACAAGAGATCTTAAAGACACTGAAGTATTAAGAGTTGGTGATTCATTGATTGTAAATTCAGGTGCATATAAAACAAGATATGTAATTAAATCAATTGATGCTTCAACTTCACAAGTAGAATTACAATTAGTTGAAGGCTTTGAGCCAATTAAAATTGGTGCTAGTGAATTAGCAATTTATAAAGATGTTGATTTAGATCTAGATATTGAAATCAATGTTGGTTTTAACGAAAGACAAGTTGTTTTTGTTAAGCCAATTGACCCAGTATCTAATATTCCTGCAGATGAATATTCTCCAGGTATTGGTTTCTTCTCAAATGAATTAACATTATCTAATGCAACAGGTCAAACGATATCTTTAGAAGAGTATTACAAAGACAACGTTGCTGATTTTGGTGAGTTTATCAAAGCGTTAAGCGTTGATTATATCCCGCCATCGAGCGCCGGTATTAAGCCAGCAGCTCCAGAAATGAACGTAGACAACTTAAAGGTTGTTCAAATTAATAAACACTTAACTAACAACTCAACAGTTAATAAAGTTAAGAAGCTTAAGTCTGATAAAATTTCAACTGAGCAAACATTAAAGTCTTTAGATGAGTCTATCAAGCAAAAGAAGTCTCTTTTAAATACTAAGAAATTTAAGTCAACAATTGAAAAAGATACTCAAAAGAATGAGTTAAGAGCTTTAATCGCTGACAGAGATTCTCAGTCACAGTTATACTCTTCAATTGTAACAGATATTAAATCAACTGCAGAAGGTTCAAATGTTAAGGCTGCAACTCCTAAATTTAGAGTTAGAGGTTTCTGGCCAATTCCTGAGCCTAGAAAGGTTGGTGAAAGAATCTCACAAGAAGTTGTACAGTTTAAAATTAGATACAGATACTTATCGGCATCTGGTAAAACTTCTGAAATTGATCAAATTCAATTTGAAGATTCTACAAATCAAACAACTAAAACTGCTGCATTCTCAAACTGGGTTGAAGTAAACGGTCCAGTTAGAAAACGTGAATTAGTTGACGGTAAATACCAATGGACTACTGAATCTGAAGAAGATGCACAAGCCGTTAACTTTAATTCATTAGATCTTGCAATTCAATCAGGTGAGGTTATGGAGATTATGGTTAAATCAATCTCTGAGGCTGGTTTCCCAGCTAACCCATTAGAATCAGATTGGTCTGATATTGTAAGAGTTGAATTCCCAGAAGGTGAATTAGCAACAGATTCTATTATTGAATTAGTTGGTGAAAACAGTATTGATAGTGTTAAAGTTCAATTAAGAAACGAATTAGTTTCTCAAGGCGTTTATAAGCATGTCGAAGATTCTTTTGAGGTGGGTGATGCGTATTACTCACACTCGGCAACAACAATTGCATCAGGTTTCTTAACGGCTGATCAATCGCCTATTTCAATGTATGATAAAATCGTTGAATTACAAAACGAAATCTTAAGATTACGCGCACAGATTGAAGGTACTATTGGTGAATTACTTGTTAAAATTATTGACGAAGACGGTAATGTAACTAATGTGACTAATAACGAGACTGTAAAACTATTTGCTGGCTATTACATTAATGAATTACCTGAGTCTAATTACAAAGGTCATATTGTAACTAAGAACTTTAAGATTCAATTATCTAATACTAAGGCTTCTAACTTAGAACTTATCGCAAGAATTATTGGAGATACTACTAAAGCAGCCCCAGTTTCTACAACAGATACAGTATTCGGCTTGGGTAATGGTATTATTGATTCTACAGTTACTTCAAATACATATTACACAACTGAAGGTAAATACGATTTAGTTCCTGTATTATATCAAAACTTAGATGCTGCTGAAATTACAAACGATTGGTTTAACCTTTCGCCACAACAATCTTCACAGCTTAAGGGTCAGTTCATGTATTCTAGATTTGAAAATCTAGCTAATGATGATTCTTTATATGTTAATTCAGATATTGATACTCTTAGAAATACTGGATACGATATCCATGAATATGGATTATCTTACACGTTTAACAATGTTAATATTGTAAACGGAGATATAGATTATACAAATGCGACAGCATCTCCATTTGCTGCTAATGGTGATTCTCAAACAGACTTTATATGGAGTGGTGGTTCTGTAACAGATCTTACTACCTTTGCAACTATAGGCTCTTCTAACTATGATAACGGTATGTTTATGCACGTTGATCACCCGTTATTAGATCCTGCTTATGGTTTATCACTATTACAAATTCAATCTAATGGATATGTAGGTATGCCTAAAGCTTCTGTAAGAAGAGCTACAGACGCTGATGGTAAAAAACAGACTGCATTTAAAATTACAAACACTCTTAATAGTGATGGTGTTACTGGATTGAGAAGATCTCTTAAAACTTCTTTTGATCCAGCAGATCAATACTTATTAGGTGGTCATTCATGTGGTTCTTTCTTATTCTTAGCTCCTGTTGATTCAGAATCTTTAGTGGTTGATGCTAATAATAAAAGAGGTAAGAAAATTATTCCAGGCGGTGAAGCTAATACGGTAACAGTTGATTTAATATTCCAATATAGAATGACGGATTACTACGGGGTTGGCTCTACAGGTACTGGTAAAGTAGGTGGTGTTACTTCTAATCCTTCTAATTTAACGTATTCTAAGAAAATCGGTTTAGATATCTTAGACTCAAACAATAATGATTTCCAGTTTGATGTTGAAGTTTATGCTAAATATAAGCCAACAGGTAAAAGCACTAACTCTATAACATCATCTGCGCTATCAAACTACGTTGCTAGTGGCGGTGGCGGTGGTGATGGTTTCGCTGGTTCTTACGTTGTAGATTTCGGTGTTCCTGTAATCGCATACCAGTAATATCCTAGTTATTTTACTAAGATATATAGTTTGAGTAAAAATACGTTTGGTAAATGTCTGTAAAATTCAATCTTAACAAGAATCAAAAAGCAACATTTGCACTATTAAGAACTAATCCTAAATTAACGGCTAATGTAAAATTAGTTGCTGATTCTTCTGGTGATATTTTTTTAAGTGCATTTACAGCTAATAAGACCCTATCGGGTGCTGACTTTCAAAAGTTTGCGCTAAGCGATAGCGGATCTTATGCTACTGATTTAGCTAAATTTTTTAGAAAGGTTCCAAGTGTTGAAGCCTATCAAGTTTACAGAAAGTTTTCAGACTTTACACCATACAATCAATACAGATATCAATACGAAAACCAATATAATTACGGTGCTACGTTCAATACAGTTAAAGTATATGATGAGCAATATAAAATATTAGCACCTATTTGGTTAGATCGTCAAGTGCCTGGTAAATTTGTTATTTACAGGGTTCAAGATACTGATTATGAATTAAATTACTCAGAAGATGTTGAAGGTCAAAACTCTAGAATTCTAGATCTTTTAGAAAAAGCAACAATAGTTAAAACATTTGACCTTAGTAAGAAATCTAAGTTAGGTGCATATTTACATAAGCATGTTTTCGATAACAATTTACCAAACTCGGCTATTGATATGAATTTTAGTATCGATGGCCCTACTCAATTTAAAGGTATCGATATTAAAGCTGGTGGATTTGCAACTAAACAAGAATACTTAACTAAAGACTTAGTTCAAAGAGACTTTCCTGAAATTTTCTTTAATGAAATAATTACTCAAGGTTTTGAAAGAAATAATTTAGTATCTGCTAACTTAATAAACCTAGAGTTTATGTTTGATGATACTGATGCAACAGATTACGAAATCTATAGATATTTCGGTGTATATGTTGATGATGTTCCAGAATCTAAATTAGATATTATTTCAATTAATAAAGAAGATTTTGCATTAATTAACGAAGACACTATTGAATCTTTATATGAGCTAGATAACGGTATTACAGCGCTAGATATGCTGCCAACTCAAGCTGATCTACAATTACCAACATTAAACTACTTAAAAGCGGGGAACGGTCAATATTATCACATTAAAAATAATGTAGATTTTGATACTTTAGAATTACCTTTATCAATAGATCCATCTGATAATCCATTAGAAGGTTTTAAGAAGGACGACACTGTTAAAATTATAAAAAAACCAATTGATAATAAAGGTTTTATTAGACTTAAAATAGTAGATAATCCGAATCATAATGATAGGTTTTTCTTAGGTAATGCTAATGAAATTAAAGCAGCTAATTATGATTTAGCTGATTTTACATTTATAGCAGATAACACTTTACCAGCTGGTAAGTTTATTGATAATAGGTTCTCAGCAAATGGTAACCTGACAGAGGTTACTGCTGCAATTAATGGCGTTATTACTTTTTACCAAACAGAATTTAACTCAAATACGTTATTAATTACTGACTATACTGCTGGAGCAAACCGCAAGAGTGTTATGCTAGGTGTGTACAATCAAAACCTAATTGAGTTTATGGATTTTGAGTATGCAACAAATGATGTATACTTAGATAACTCTGTAGTTCCTGTTGGCGTAAATACTGATTTTAGTGAATGGTCTCAGTTTAGTACTAGGGGTGGTTCATCTGATGGATCTGTTTATTTAGTTGATAAGTCAGAGATTGGCAAGTTAGCCATTGGTGATTACGTTAAGTCTAAAGACAAAGATCAATATATCCAAATTACAGATATTACACCAGACGGATTAGACGATACTAAATTTAGATTCGTTTTAAAGAAGCCTGCAAAAATTACAAACGATACTGTAGTTCAAACTTGGGTAAAATCAAAACCTGAGATTGGTAAGTTTGCAGCATACGATTTTAAAGATTTCGACTTTGATTTTCATTCTACTGAAATGTCTAACATTGGTGAGCTATCTCTTACAGATAATGGCGATGAATATTTTGTAAACTTAACACCAGTTTTACAAGCAGAAACTATAGATACTGATATTAATTTAGATTTTATTGCTTCTGAATATGATAGATTAAAAGAAAATGAATTAATAGAAACGGCTATTAAGTCTAGATTAGTACCTCATATTAATAAGTTTGCATTAAAGGATGGTTTCAACGCTAGAAACTTACCATACATGTTAACTTTAAGCGAGGCTTTTGGCCCTGATAATATTTCTCCAAACATTACAAATGAAAATGGTAGAAATGTGGACCTATTAAATATGGATCACTTCCATTTTAATCAAATACCTAATCAATATTATTTAGACGGTGCATTAGATCAATTACAATCATATACAGATTTTAGTGCTAGTGATGGTATTACGATTGATCAATTAAAATCAATCGACGTTGATTATTTTAGCATGTATTTTGATTATGTTGGTGCTATGAATCCAGTTAACTTAAATACATGGCAAAATTCAAAACAAAGAGTCTTATATTCTAAGTTTTCTAATGGATCTAATGAATTAGAGCCATCTACTGTATTTAGAGGTTTAAGATACTTATATAAAGAGAGAAAGGAAAGATTACAGGGAGCTCCTGTAGAATTTATTAACAGCTCAAAAGTTAATGACTATAAATTTGCAGTTATACTTAATTACATTGAATCAGATCGTAATCTAACTGAATATTCAGTAATAAAAAACGATAAGTTTAAACATATTACTGTAGTTATTGATTTAAATGTTCAGAATTTTAATGCTAGTTTAGATCGTAAAAATGCATACGAGCTTTTAGATATATTAGATTCTAATAACAATATTATTAATACCGATATACCTTTCAAAATAAATTTAGCGGATCCTAGATCTAATTGGAATTTAGAACAAATAAGTGTGTATTCTCAAGGTGTTGGTGCATTTAATGACTATATTACAACCGATAGAGAGGGTAGATATTCTTGGATTATATTTGAAGAAGGCGGTATAACATTCGGTATGCGTGTTTTATCGATCATTAGCGATAGTGAGGTTGTTGTTGAAGGCTTAGTAGAGGTTAATATTAATGGCACTGAAATTTCAAAAGGCGGCGCAACGTTAGATCCTTCTTTACAATTACCTAGAGATGACTTTCAGTATTTTAGAGGTGGTGAAGAAGGTTTTACTAAAGTATTAGAAGATATTGTTGCTTATAACTTCGCTAATAGGTTTAACCAATTTGATTTAATTGATTATGTGACAGTAGATATAAATGGTAATGAGATCGATAATGAATTTGTACTAGCGGTAGAAGATGGTCAAGATTTTATTAAGCCATCTCTTATTACAACTAAACCAGATGATAACAGACCTAAATCTTATCAAATATCAAATGTTGATATAGGTAAAAAGTTAGCTGTTAGAGATGATGGAGGATATTACACGGTTCTTAATAGAATGAACGGTTCTTATAATCCTTTATTTAGAGATATTATTTTATTTACAGATATTTATACTGAAAATAAAGTCAATATTCCTGTGGTTGGCGAAACTACAATTAATATTACAGATCGAGAAGATCTTATATACAATAAAGTTAATAACTTAGGTGTTGCATTTGAGTCATATAAATTATTAGATGATTCATACGGTTTTATTAGAAACTATTATTTCCATAAAGTTAATGATAAAAACTCTAAGAATTTATTAAAGCTTTCAGAAACTACTGATAAATTGCCGTTGTATCCTAAGATTGGCGAAATTGCTATTGATAAAAGAGATCTTAATATGTTTAAATCTAAATATGACGAAACATATTTTACTAGATCTTTACCAGGTACTTCATTTGAATATGCAGAGGGCACGTTATCCCCTGTAGAAATTAAATCTTTTATGGCATCAACTGTCATGAAAGTCAAAGATAATTATGACATTACTGCATTTTCATCTACTAAAGAATCTGATCTAAACGAACTAGATTATTTAAGAGTAAATCAGTTAAATAAGACTGCAATTCATTTTATAGAAACAGACACTCAAATTGTTGCAGACTTTTATCTGCCTTCTTCGATTAAAGACGAATTAATTGAAGACCGCATCTTAGATAAGTTTAGAAAGTATGTAAGCGCCTCAACGTCGTTTGGCGATAAAGATAGTATCGAAGATGATTTAGAAATTTATATTTATAATAATATCGTTAATAGGTTTATTATAGATAATATTAGTATTTATGGTGTTAGCGGTAAAGATGTTATTACTGAATTTGAATCAGTTGAATCAGCTAACCTAGTAAATGAGATAGGTTACAATTTAGAAACTAATTATGAAATTCAAAGTTATCAAAATGATGGCTTAAGTTTCAGATTAATATATAATAAAAAGTTAGGCTTCGGCCATAAATTAAGAGTCTTAGTACAAATTCAAGCCTAATGTTAGATATCAAAGAAATATTTAAATCAGATCTAGACCCAAACAGTACTATATGGTGGGCTGACTCTAAGGTTGATAAACTTAATTATAACTTTAATCAACTTATATTAGGTGGACCTCAAGGGCCACAAGGTAGTACTGGATATTCAGGTGATTTTGGTGATAGGGGTGTACAAGGTTTTCAAGGTCCTGTTGGAGTACAAGGTTTTCAAGGTCCTCAAGGAATTGCAGCTGATGAGCCATGGCATATAGTTTCTGATGAAAGAAATGTAACTTTAATGCCTAAATATAATGGTCCATCTGTAGATGAAATCACGGCTATTAGAGTTGTTTTTAGTGACTTTATTACAAGTACTGTAGATATAGACGGTGATGGTACTCCCGATGAAGCATATTCTGTTAATGCACCTGTTAGAGTAAATGATGGTGTTTTTATTTCTTATGTACAAGATATAGCAAAGAACAATATAGAATTTAGAACAGAGATAGCAGAAGGTCTAGGTAAAAGATCTTATATTAATTTAGAGAGCGCTGGAGATGATTTTATGATTATAAAATCAGATGGTAAAATAAATCAAAGATTAGACTATCTAACTTTAGAAGATTCCACAGACGGCGAATATTTAACATTAAATCCAAGTAATGCTAAATCAGCTGGTTTAACAATATCAAGTGATACAACAGTATCTCAATCAGATGTTGTCGCTAATGGTACCGTTAATTATAAGAATAACCCAAGTACTGGGATGGTTTTAGCTGCTGATAATACTACCGGTGAAACATCATGGAGATTAAAACATGAAATTATTGGTACATTCCCAGAAGGTTCTATTATTGCAATTACAGCTAATGAATTTAATACTAATAATTTTTATTTAAATGAATTTTTATCTTCTGCTGAATCTAACAGAGGTTTCTTAAACATAAGATACGGTGCCGGTAAACAGGGTACTAAATATGAGGGGTGGTATTTATGTAATGGTCAAACATGGACAGATTCAAACAATGTTTTAGAATTCAACGTACCTAACTTAAATAATTTTGAATATCAAATAGATGCAAATAACAATGGACAAGTTCCAACATCTGGCGGCGATGGCGATGTAGTGCTAATAGGTGGTATTGGTTTATTAAACGATGCTGAATATACTGGAACTGCAACTGTTGATAATTACACAGTAATACAAGAAGCTACATATAGCGATGAATCTATTCAATTAGATTACAATTTAGGATCTGATTTTTATATGACTAGAAATATTCATATAGCTTATTTAGGTCAGAATGATCTAACGTGGAATGATACAAGCGGCGTTACTCCAACACCAACTGAAAGTATTTATTTAGCAGGGCCTAGTACAGATTCTACTAATGCATGTGCTGCTTCTATTAGCGAATTTATTTGGACTGGGATTGGTAAAACATGGTCTAATACCCAAGAAGATTTAACCAACGTTATTTTATATAACGCTAATAGTACTCCAGCTGCTGTTAAATGGTATGCCAAAGATAATGTAGCTAGATATTGGAACGGCTCAGCGTTTACTTTAGTTGCGCCATGTCCAGTTCAACAAACAATACAATTAGGTTATAATCAAGATGTAACTTTACTAAATGGTACAGTTTCTTCTGGTTCTAGTTATACAATAGATGATACTAGCTTTAAATTTGCAACTACATTATTAAATAGCTTTGGGTTTAACGCAACTGCTGGTTGGTATAAAGAGACTAATAATAGTAATGGTGCTAGAAGATATTGGGACGGTACACAATTTGTAGGAGACGCTATAACCTTTAGTTACATTATACACATTGGTGAAGTTGAATTTTCAATGGGGACATCATACGATATATGTGTAAGTACTAATGATATTCATGAATTATATGCAGGTACTAATACAATATTTGCATTAAGCGGTTTAAGTGATTTATACTCAGTTTATAATAACGGTGCTACAGTTTACGTGCATGAAGGTTGGATTGGAACAACACCTAAAGTACATCCATTAGTTACGGTAAGGTCTCAGAATGCAGATGGCCAATATCAACCATACAATGGTCTATTAGATACAGCTGATTTTAGAGCTGCAATTCAATCAAACTCTAAAATATATCCACCTCAAACTTGTTTTTAAGGAATTAAATTAATAATAAAAAGCAAATATATACAATAAATAGCAGAAGTTTCATGGCACTAAATTTAAAACAAATATCTTATACTGATTCTGATCAGATTAAATTAGATAAAGTTAATTATAACTTTGATCAATTAGTAACTAACGGTGGTGGTCCACAGGGTCCTATCGGTGTTACTGGTAATCAAGGTGCACAAGGAACTATGGGATTTCAAGGTCCTATTGGTCTTACAGGTGCTCAAGGTGTTCAAGGTCCTACTGGGGCTGCTGCTGGTCAATATTGGTATTTAATACAAGAAGATTCAGGCATTCCTGGAAGTGTCGATACGCTAATACCTAAACATGAAACTGGTGAAAATCCGCCTGCTGTGGTTATTGGTTATAAATCTGATGCTCCAGAATATCAGATGCCTGAGGGTAGTTCTCAATTAGTAATTCATAGATATGATAGCGAATCAACTTCTAATCTTAAATTAGAAGCTAACGGTGTAGATTCTGCATTTCATTTTCAGTTAGATAATGCAGGTGATCTTAGAATGTATTTTTCAGATTCTGATGATATTCAAGGACAGTTACCACCTAATTCAGTTGTTTATGAAACAAATTCTTTTAATATTAAGAATTCTGCACAAGATGACTTATTAACAGTTACTCCAACAGGTTCTACAATATTTACAGATGCTACTTTCGAATCTGATTTAAATATAGAAGGTAAATTAACTATCACTACAGGTAATCCAGATACTGATAAGATTGCTGTTGCTAAAAATACATCTGGTGAAATTGAATTCAAATCAGTTCAAGATTTAGGAGGTGCAGTGCCAGTGGGTACTATTATTTCTATGATACCTTCTTATTTTGAAGATAGTTCTAGATTTATACAAGAGCAATTAAATGAAGGCGTTGATGCTACTACTAATTTATTACATATTAAAGTAGGTTCAGGTGTTGGTCAATATGCTGGCTGGTATATTTGTAATGGTAAGACGTGGACAGATGGTACAGATACCTATGAAACTCCAGATCTATGTTCTTTTTCATACACAATAGATGATAATGCAGCTTCACAAGCAGGTCAGGGTACTGCTGCAGTTACTAATAATGCAACCCCATTGATTGGCGGTGCAGATATTGATTTAACTGCAAGTTATGTAACTGGCTCTTACAATATTACAGGTAGCGTAGATACTGCGTTTGATACTATTCAACAATCTTCTGGTTCTTCTATAGTAATTAGAAGATTACCACAGATTATTTATTTAGGTGTTGAAGATATGTATTGGACTGACGCAGGTTCTGGTCAAGCACCAGACACTACTATGACTTTAAATTTCTTAGATACTAAAGATGGATCAGATCAAGATATTGTTTTAACTAAAAGTGGGGGTAGTTCATTTACAGAAAGTATTCAACTTTCAGCACCAACAGGTTATAAATGGACTAATAATATTTCATTTACTACGACACCGGCTGGATTTACAATTAATAATATGGGTATTGATAGTGTAGATGATACTAAATTAAATATACTTTTAAGTTGGACTCAACCAACTGTTAATACAACATATAATTTTGTATATAATAGTACTGGTAGCACACAACTTAATACAGGTACTGCTAGTTATACAATAGCTTTAACGGGTGATGCTATTATTAATGATACTGCAGGTGCTGTAACTAATCAAACATTAGGTCAACCACAATATTTAGTTAGATCGACCGGGAATACATTCTATACAATTACAATGGTTTCAGGATATGAATATGGAAGTAATTCTAGTCTTACAGTAAATACACCTGGATATAATTTTGTAGGTAGTCCTGTTATAACTCCTACAACCACTATTAATGGTCAAATTCAAGTAGATCCGTTTACTGTACCAGCAGCAAATAATGGTGCTATAAGCATTACAGTAGTTGGTGAAGTAGATATGTCTAATGTTGCTGTTAATCTAACAGGTTTAAGTTGGTTCTCTTCAACTTTCGAGTTAAGTTATAACGGCAATGGTGGTACTACTCCGGTAAATTCTGCAATGGAATATGCTATCTGGGGAAAAGTTACTACTAACGCAAATCCAACAACATTTAGTGCTTTTGATTTTGTAAATACTGCTTCATATAGTAGTACAAGTTTCCAAGGTACATCTTCACAACCAATTAATAATATGGGATTCTTACATGTTTTAATTGCTCCTAGAAAAATTATATCAAGTGGTTCTATTAATTATGCAACCCCACCAACTATTGGAGATCCATTATATGGTACAGGTGCACAAGCAGTAGATTCTGGATTTAACTAAAATAAATGATGATACAAGTCTTAAATTACATAAAAGCAAATAAAAATCTGATAGTCTTTATATCAGGTGCCCTTTTTATGCTTTTATTTATGAGACAGTGTAATAGAATAGATCAATTAAAAAGAGAGGTGCAACTAGTTCAAGAGAGATCAGATAGATCTTTTAACAATTATTTAGCAGCTAGGGATACTATTCAATTAGAAAGAAATATTAACGGTGATTTAGTTTCTGAGATTAGATCTTATGAATTTGAAATAGATGCACTAAATGAAGAAAACAAAGACCTTATTGGAAAATATCAAACTGTATTAAATATAAACGAAGAATACAAAGAGATCAATAATTTAATCTCAGCTGAATTAGAAGTTAAAGACTCTATTATTTCAGCCGGTGTAATTACATTCGATAACGATACAATTATAGTCGACGTTGTTGATAATAAAAAGTTTGATACATATAATTGGAGAGATTTTAAAGGTAATATAAATATCTTTAGAAACAACGATAGTACATATTCGCTATTAGGTTCAAACTTTATGTTTAACCAAGGAATTAGTTTAGATATGGCTATTGTTAAAAAAGATGGCTATAGCACATTAAAAGTTTCTTCACCATATCCTAACTTAGAGTTTACTAATATTAGAAATATTAATTTAGTAAATGATAAATTAAACCAAACAACAGTTACTAAGAAAGCTGGTTGGTCTATTGGTTTTGGTGTAGGCTATGGGGTAAATTTAAATAATCAACAGGTTATAAGTTGGGGACCTTCTATTGGAGTGGGTTTATACTGGTCACCTAAATGGTTAAGATTTTAAAATATAAAAAAGTATAATGGCGCAATCGTCTAAATTTGCAAAAATCGATCAAGACATTTTAGTAGAATTTATCTACCATGACCAGAACGTGGCTAATGTAGATAATGCTAAGATTGAGAATGATGATAATGGCTCTCAGTTAAAGTATTTAGATACAGTTGAAAATGACACAACTGCAGATAGATTTTTAATTCATGAGCTTGGTAGCGATGTAGTAAACTTTTCAGTTGAAATCGCTAATGGCTTTGTGTACATTAATAACTTTGCTAGTAGACCATTAACCCTTAAGAATGGTTTAACTTATAAATTTGATTTATCAGATGCTTCTATTGATAATATCTCAGGATTTGAGATTCATGGAGCAACTACACAAATAATTGGTACAAACTTAATTTTCACACCAAATACTAACGGTAATTTTAATTACACATATGAAGATCTTGCAGGTACTGAAATGCAAGGTGGTGTAATTACAGTAGGTAATAGAGCTAACTCTTTATATGCACAACCAGAACAAGAAACTGGTAACTCTATCAAGACTGCACCTGGTGAAGTTGGTAGATTTTATGCAGTACCAACAGACGAAGATAAAGTATTCGCTTTATTAAATAATAGCTTAGACTATTTAGATGCTTCAGAATGGGAAGGTACTAAATCAGCTAATTTATCTATAGTTGATGTAAACGATGTACAACATGTTTACTATGACACAATCAGGTTACACTTAAAAACAGGTTACTCATTTTCAGGTAGAGGTTTAGATGGATTTTTATTCCAAGTAAGAGCACTAAGAAATAACAATACTTACGGTTATTTTACTTCTATAGTTTATAAAAACTCTTCTAATTTTGAAATTCAAAATCCTAAACCATTTGTATTAGGTGAGAGTTCATACTCTAAATATATTGAGATCAAAGTTCCTGCCTTAGTACATAATGCAGATCCTGCTAAGAACGGTGAATTTGCAGATACGTTCTTTGATAATAATTCAGTGGTTGCAGGTGCAAATTACGAATTAATACTAAAGACTTTAGATAATATTACAACAGTTAATGGTTATGAATATGCAACTGTTAGTAATGAGAGAAAATTAACTTTAGCACAAGAGGATGAGTTTGTTGATTTAGCGGTTAACTTACAAGAATCTGAAAACGGAGATTACTTTGAAATCTTCGGTACTAAAGATGGTTCACAAGCTGGCTTTGAAAATTATATGAATGGTAGAATTCAAGAATCAAGCGATGATTTAATTGTATTCTATGATATCGAAGTTAGCGAACAACTTGGTTTAAATTATGTTAGAACTGAAACTACAACATTAGTCCAGACTGAACAATTTGATGAGCCAATTTTATACAGACCTATTATTAAAAATGCAGCATTTTGCTCTAACTTCTTATTAAGAGTTGCAATGCGTATTTACAACGAAACTAACAATACTCAAATTTTAAAGATTGCTACTTTAACTTATGATAAGCCTAAGAAGTATGGTAGATTCATGCAGCAAATTGCATTAAAATCTAATGATTCTGCAAATGTAATTTACAATACTTTAGCTAATACTTCTGTTAATAGAGAATTAAATCAATTTATTAACTCGGTTAGACCATCAGTTGGTGAAACTAAATATGTACCTGTTGCTTTAGATACTTACGGTATTTTAGCAGGTTCAACTAATATCACACTACAGGGCACTGAGATCGAAACAACAAACGATATTGATTACAAAACAGAAGGTCAAGGTCAAATTAACCTATCTAAAGTTTCAGATAACTTTATTAAGTTTAGTATTGCAAAACCTAAAGGTGATAATTTAGAATCAATCAGCTTAGTTAACGCTGATGATATCGTTTTAATCATTAAGAGTGGAAATATCCAACAAGAAATTCACCACAATCCAACATTCCCGGATGTTGATTTAGGTTCTGGTGAAGTTTTATTTAAAGTGCCTAAGGCAACTGCAGTTAGATTTGATCAAGCAGATACTAATCTAACAGAAGATAAATTCTACATTAATTTAAGAAACGGTTCGACAGATTCTTTATTGTATCACGGTAAAGTAAAAATTGTCTAATGATTCTTAACAGCAGAAATAATTTATTTAACTTTAAGTTTCCACGTAACTTTATTCCAAAGGAGGTGGCTGATAAGTATCGCCCGTACTTGAATAGAATGCCAGGTAATTTAATGTCAGAACCTATTGATTTTATCAACTATTCTGTGCAGGGACTTTCTTTACCAGGGGTTTCATTTGATCCTATTGAACAGGCTCCGAATGACGGTACAAGAACATATCACAGGGGTTCGATTCCAATTCAGAATACTATTGAAAGACAGTTTACTGTTGAGCTACAACTATTAGATGGCTACATTAATTATTGGATTTTACAAGATACTTTATTGTATTACTATTCAAAGGCACAGAAAAAACCATTCATCGATGATCTTAAATTACAGATCTTAGATGCTGAAGGAATCCATGTTATGAGTGCTGTATTTGAAAAGCCAATTATGAATTCAATTTCAGAATTAGAATTAAATATGAGTACTAACATTGCTGAGTTTACTACATTCCAACTGAACTTCTACTATAACAAATTGAACTTAGAATTAGAAATAGATTAACGATATATAAGGTATGAAAACATTTTTAGATTACATGCAAGATCAAAACGTGAGTGAAGCTGAATTAACAGTTTTACAAGAATCGTTAAATGCTGATTGGACTCCAGAACTAGAAGAGAAAGTAGATGCTGCTTTAGAAGAATTCTCAAAAGAATATCTTTTAGAAGATGGCTCATACGACATTAATAGATTAGATGCTGAAATGACTAATGAAGGTCTTTTAGGTTCTATCTTTGGTGGTTTAACAGGTTTTGCACTAGGTAAATCTTTAGGAAAAATGATTGCTAAAGTTCTAGGTATTGAAAAAGGTGTTATGTACGATATGTTAACTTCAAGATTAGTTGGCGCTGCTTTAGGTGCTGCAATCGGTAAAAAGTTCTAATGTGAATTACGTTACAATTGATTTCTCTTTAAATTCCCCTGGTATATGTGTTTTCAATGAATCTATTGGATACACCTTTATCTCATACTTAAAACCCAAATCAGGTACTAAAAAAGATCAAAAGCTGCAGGAAGACTTCGGACTTCTTAATGGTGCTATTTTAAAAGATCAGCCAGAGTATTCAAAGAATAAAGAATATTCTTCTTCTGAGTTTGCAAAGATTGAAAGATATATGGAAACTGCAAATACTATTATAGAACTTATTTATGATGGTATCGATCCTGATCAAGAGTCTATATTCGCTTTTGAAGGTGTTTCTTTTGGATCTAAACAAGGTACAAACAATATTATAGATATGGCAGCAGCGGCCGCTATTCTTAAGCTTAGGATTATAGAAGAGTTCGATCCTAAGACAATCCAGACTTTAGCACCTTCTACAATTAAGAAATTTGCAGGTAAGGGTAATATGAATAAAATTCAACTTTGGGAGGTTTTCTTAAAGAACGAAATAAAAGATGAGTATATAGAATCCCATGCAGTTTATAAGTTCTGTAGGGAAGAAATCGGAGAGGTTAATAAAATACCTAAACCCTTTGATGATTTAGTTGATGCGTATTTCTTAAATAACTTGGTTAGAACCTTATCTAACTCTCAAGCCTAAAACCTTAACTTATATTGTAAATTTAAAAAAAAGTTTCAAACTATGAGTAATTTTTTAGACCATCTAAAAACATTATTACAAGACAGAAGACAATTCGAAGAACAATACGATTTTTTCAAAGCACTACAGTTTAAAGGATTGCATAACCATAATATTATGGCATATGAACTTGTTAATAGTGCTTTCTTTAAAGATTATAAAGATCAATTTTATAGAGATCCTAAGAACTTGGATATTATTAATCTAGATTCTAGAGATCCAGATTCTCAAAGCATATTACAACAACATTTCTTAAAAATACAATCTAAGTATAACAAACACAGGGAATATCTTTTAGAAAACTTCAGTACCCCTGAAAAAGTTAAAAGAAAACACTTAGAAACTTTCTGTGAGCTTTTATGTAATCATGCTCTTATTTTAGATAAGTTTGATCCAATAGATACTAAACTACAGTTAAATAGAACTACTGATGAATGCTTTGATAGAGTAATCAATGGTTATAAGTATGTTAGTGACCCTGAAAATAATGAATTAGTTTATTTTCAGGATGTAATGAATGGCGCATGGACGTTAATACATTTAAATGCACCGCAAGAGGCTTTAGAATTATTACATTACATGGGTACTGATTTTGATCTATTTTTAAAGGGTGAAAAAGAATCAATGTTTCAATTTTTAGACAGCCCTTCACATATTCCTAGAATGGCCCAAAGTTTAGACTGGGCATTTGCATGGGCTTATAGGCAACAAGGTAATAATGAAGCTGCTGCATTTTATTTAGAGCAGATCACATTAAGACACCCTATTTATAACCCGGAAGATAAAATGGAAATATTTTGGCACACTGGGGCAGCTAGACTTCTTGAAGCTGCAGTAGAATTATATAAATTACAACCTACTGAAGTAAACAAATCTAGAATTTTAGATATAATAGTGAATAACTATTCGTATGAGTGTCAAGAGCCCAACGAATCATTAAGAGAAATGTTGTACGCTATTTGGAACGCAACTAGAATTTTATTTTATTATCCAGCATGAGAAAGACAATATTAGATACAAACATAGAAAGAGCTGTAATTGAAATTAATGGTGGCTGTAACTATTCTTGTGAAATGTGTCCTCAAACAAATCCAGGTCGTCATAAAGGTTTCTTAAAGAAAATGCCGCTTGATCAATTTGAAGAAATTGTAAAAGAGTGCGCAGATCGCGGCGTTAAAATCATTAACTTAGAAGGTTCAGGTGAAGCAACATTACTTAGAAACCTACCTGAGTATATTAAGATAGTTCGTAAATATGGTGCGAGAGCAGATATTTGTTCAAACGGTTTTAAGTTCAAGGGTCAATTTATGAAAGATTGTATTGATGCCGGTCTTAATAGAATTCGCTTTTCAGTAATCGGATATGATAGAGAACAATATATCAAGTGGATGGATAGAGATGCATTCGAACTTATTAAGCAAAATGCAAAGGAAGCCATTGAGTATATTAACGAAACTAATGCAGACTGTTTTATTGCATCATATCACTTAATCTTAGATAATGAAAAAGCAGATTGGGAACTTGAGCAATACCGTAAAAACTTTATTGATGAAGTAGGTACAAAGGCTGAAGTTTGGAAAATGCATAACTGGTCGGGTGCTTATGATAATCCTAACGAAAGATCTGGTGGTAAGAAAACATGTGGCCGTCCATTCGCACCTGAAATTACAATTAGAGCAGGTGGTTTAGATGGAAAAAGAGGTGCTGTACATCCATGTTGCCAGGTATTAGGTCGTGACGAAGAAGCAGTTTTAGGTCACTTAAGTGAAGAGTCTTTTGATGAAGTATGGAATGGTAAAGCATACCAAGAATTACGTCAAGGGCATATTGATGGTAACTACCCAAGTTACTGTGAAGGATGCGACTTTTTAATTGATGATCCTGAAGTTTTAGTTTATACAAACTACGATAGAGATCTACAAAAATTACACGGAACTACATTTAATTTAGATTCATATAGAGATATATAATCTATGCAAGGATTATCCTCAACAAAATTAATTGATTTAAAGAATTCATTAGAGAGTTTAGTATCTCAGGACAGGATTTCAGAAACTGAAATGCTTGAAATTCTTCGTAAAGCTGGTTTAGCAAGACTTCCGGAAGGTCAGGGCTGGATCGACGAAAACGGAGCAAGATACTATTCACACTAATTTTTTGAAACAATACTTTTTTGTAAGGTATAATACTCGTATTTGAAAGTTTTTAAAGGTACCGAAAGACAATCGAAGAATTAACAATTATTAAAGTAAATTAAAGTTTTTTAAGACATGGCAGATTTTGACATTTTCAATTTGGGTGTTGCAGACGTTGACACTCACGAACAAAAAAGCTCAGCAGTAAATGAGATTTACAAGCCGAGCGCCGATCAAGGCAAAGATGGAACATACAAAGCACTTATTCGTTTTGTTCCTAATCCAGCAAATCCACGTAATTCACTTATTAAGAAGTATGTACACTGGTTGACAGATGCAGCAGGCAACGGTCGATTAGTAGATTCTCCTTCAACAGTTGGTGAAAAGTGTCCGATTGCTGATGTATTCTTCAAATTGCGTAACAGCGATTCAGCTGTAGATCGTAAAATGAGCGAAAAATTAAAAAGACGTGAACAATACTATTCACTAATTAAGGTAATCAAAGATCCTCAAAACCCAGATCTAGAAGGTACTTACATGATCTACAAGTTTGGTTACAAGATCAAAGAAAAGATCGATGAGGAATTGAAGCCAGCATTCGGTGAGCCAACACAAGTATTTGACCTATTCGCAGGTAAAAACTTCGAGTTGATTATTACACGTCAAGGTGAATATAATAACTACGATAAGTCTAAGTTCTCAGCTTCAACATCAGCAATTGATATTGACGGTACACCAGCTGAAAGAACTAAAGAAACTATGGCAGCTATCAAAGAGCAATTGGATTCAGCTCCTTCTCTTGAGCCATACGAATACAAGACTTGGGATGGTGACACTAGAGATTTTGTAAACGGCATTCTACGCCAATACCTAAATCCAGGTGATTCTTTGACAGAGGTTACTAGCACTCCAAAGGCTAAGGCTCCTGCTAAAACGGCTGCTAAAGCAACAACTACAGCAGCAACTACTGAAGCATCAGACTTTGAGTTTCCAGAGGAAATGACAACGACTCCAGATGCTCCAACAGCAGCAGATTCAGGTGATGACTTAGACGCATTCTTGAATGACCTCGATATCTAAAATAGATGAACAACTAAAATCCAAGATTAGAAGCTTAGTAAAGCAAGTTGTAACTGAACAACACTCTGATTCTAATAAAAGGATGATTAAGGAAATGCCAGGGAGAATATCCCTGGCATGCCCTTATTGTGGTGACTCAACAACAGATACACATAAGAAACGTGGTAATCTGTATTGGGACACTTTGCAGTATCACTGCTTTAACTGTGGACAACACTCTGATGTTTACGGTTTATTGAAAGACCATCATGTTAACTTTAAGGATCGTGACGATACTATTGTCGTTATTGATTATATTCAAGAGCATAAAACAGAAGCAAACGAAGCTGAAGTTCTAGAACATGATATCTTTAAAACTATATTTGATTTAGCACCTACGAGAGATGAATTAAAAAAAGCAATGGGTTGGGTTGAGATAGAGCCTGGCGACCCTGGTTTCTTTTATCTTCGAGATAGGATGTTAAGCAATAAGTTAGATAATTTCTTGTATTCGCCTAAAGATAAAAGACTTGTAGTCTTAAATAAGGCACCGCAAGATAAAATTATAGGGTTACAAACTAGAGCCTTAGCAAAGTACAAAAACTCAAGATATTTAACATACGATATTGAGAAGATGTATGATGAAATGGGTAAAGAATTAAATGTAACCGAAGAAGAGTTAATTTCACTTAAAAAGATTTCAACACTTTTTGGTATATTAACAGTTGACTTCCAACGAGAAGTTACAATGTTTGAAGGACCAATTGATGCTATGTTTGTTACAAACTCAATTGGACTTGCAACTGCCGGTAGATCAACTGACGAATTTGATGAGATTCCAACAATTCGTTATATGTTTGATAATGATGAAACTGGTAAAAAGAAAATGATGGAAAAACTCCGCCGTGGCAAAAAGATTTTTACATGGCAAAAGTTCTTTGATGATACAAAGATCAATATAACTTGGGAGAAGTTCTTAAAGGGGCTAGACAAAGAAAAGCGTGATAAATATCCTAGAGAGATAAACGACTTAAATGATTTAGTAATAGCTTCCTTTTATACTAAAGATAATTCCATCAAACGCATATATGATTATTTTAGTGATTCACAATTGGATGCATATTACTTATGAAAATAGAATTATTAAACGCGATGTTAGATCAAGATTTTGAAGACTTTGAAAACGAAAGTAAAAAGGAAAAGAACCTTAAAGCTTTTGTAGACTTCGATAGTTCTACTTTCGAGTACTCCGAAAAGGAAATGAAAATGGCTAAGCCAAAACTAAAAAAGAAACTAAGAGCTAGTGTGTATATAAAAAATAATAACAATAATAGCTTATTTTAATGGCAACTACTATTCAAGAAAAAATACTAAAGTTAGATGAATATCTAAACAATCAGCGCTTAGAGTGGACTGATAAAATTAAAGGTCTTACTGAGGATTTAAAGCGTGGTAATAATCTTGAAGAGGTTAGTGCATATACACTATCATATAGACAGATCATGGTTGATCAACTTGCTTCTTTAGGCGGTAGAATCAGAGCACAAAAGACAGTTGTTGACCGTAAATATAAACAGAAATGGATCGAGTATTATCAGTATGATTATAAGTTAACTGATAAGCAACGAGAAAGATTTCTAGAGGCAGATTTAGCAGATGATAAGCATATGCTAGAATTGCTGGAAACACAAAAAGCCTTTCTTGAGGGCTCAATTAAAACCCTAGATAATATGGGATTTGCAATCAAGAACAGATTAGATATTTCTAAACTGTAAAAAAATAGTGCTATGAAGTTTGGTACTAACGTTAACAGATGACAATCAGTTCTTAAGAATTGATGAGATTACAGAGCTAGAGCTAGACCAACTTAGGATTTCACTAACTAAAAGAATCGAAAGTTGGAGATTTAATCCCCTCGTTAAGAAAGGCGTGTGGGACGGCTATGTCTCGTATATCAAAGATGACAAGTGGATTCCTGCAGGTTTATGGAGATATGTTATCCAAATCTGTAAGGATTATAGATTCGATGTAGATATTCAGGGTATTCGTAGACTAATCGACCCTAACATGAATGCTGACTCATTTGAACAATGGGCGTTAGAGTTCTTTGAAGGCTCTAAGATTACTCCTAGAGACTATCAAATAGAAACGGCTTACAATATATTAAGATTCAGAAGATGTTTAGCAGAGCTAGCCACATCGGCCGGTAAGACATTAATATCTTTCTTAACAGTAGCTTATATGCTTGAAAAACAAAAGGCAGAAAAGATCTTATTTATTGTGCCAAATGTTTCTCTTGTTGTTCAGGCTCACGAAGATTTCCATGAATATAATTATATGAATAAAGTTGATTTACGTATTCAACAGATTTATGCAGGTCAAAAGATTAAAACAAATAAGAATATTATTATAGGTACATACCAGTCTTTGGTTAAAAAGCCTAAAGAATATTTTGAACAGTTTGATGCTGTGATTGTGGATGAAA